AAAGTGGATTAGGTCAATCGCCCGGTGCCATGGGTGGAAAGAAAAGTGGATTAGGTCAATCGCCCGGTGCCATGGGTGGAAAGAAAAGTGGATTAGGTCAATCGCCCGGTGCCATGGGTGGAAAATCTAGTGGAATGGGTCAATCACCGGGGGCTATGGGTGGAAAATCTAGTGGAATGGGTCAATCACCCGGTGCTATGGGTGGTCGTAGCAATGATGGCGGCGGCGAGCGTGGCGGCGGCGGTGGAAGCGGCGGCGGTAGCGGCGGTAGCGGATGTTTTGCTGCAGGAACTAAGTTCTTTATGCAAGATGGTTTTCTTAAATCTGTGGAAGATATTAAAGTTGGAGACATTATGATGGGCGGGGGTAAAGTTAGACTGTCTATTGTAGGAGATGGCTCTAATTCAGATTGGTATATGTATGGAGCAACAAAAGTAACAGGCTCACACCCTGTGCGAGAACAAGGGGTATGGAAATTTATTCGTAACGCAGAAAATGCAGTACCCACAGAAACAGAAAATTTGTTGTACACTATAGTAAATGCAAATCACAGAATGGTTGCAGAAGATAAAGTAGTATACTCAGATTACGACATGGTAGATGAAGATGGTATAGAAGAAGAACTTCTTGAAATGATGAATCTACAAGAGGTCGTAGAAGAAGCAGCATAAGTTAGCTGCATATTAGTTGGCCTACCCATCCCCCACCCCGGCGTGGCTACGTTGGCCCCAACAAAAGGAAGTACAAACAATGGCAGAACAAGCTATTATGGCTGAAGAAATGAAGCCTGAAAAAAAGATTGCGTTTGCAAATCGTAAATACACTAACGAAGAAAAACGCAAGATAGAAGAAGAAGAACTAGAACAGCTAATGAAGGAACAGCGTGGTGATGTAGAGCAAGAAGCTACTGCTGAACCAGAAGAGCAAGAAGTTGAACCTGCAAACGCAGAAGAGAAAACATTTAAGAAGCGTTACTCTGATTTGCGTAGGCATCAACAACAACAGTCTGAAGAGTTAAAGAAAGAGATTGAATCACTCAAATCTCAACTCAGCCAAGCTGCACAGAAAGAAATGAAACTGCCTAAGTCTGACGAAGACATTGAACAGTGGGCAGCAGACTATCCAGATGTAGCGGCTATCGTTGAAACAATTGCTATGAAGAAGGCACGTGAACAGTCAACAGCACTGGAAGAACGTATGAAAGCAATTGATGAGTTGCAGTCTAGTGCTTCAAAAGAAAAAGCTGAAGCAGAACTAATGCGTATTCACCCAGACTTTGGTGACATCCGTGACAGCGATGAGTTTCACGAGTGGGCAGAAGAACAGCCTAAGTGGGTACAAGATGCGCTGTATGATAATGACAATGATGCACGTTCTGCTGCTAGAGCCATTGATTTGTACAAAGCTGATATGGGCATTAGTAAAGACAAGCCTAAGTCAGATAAAGCCGCAGCTAAGTCTGTATCAACAAAAGATTCACGTAGTAAGCCGCAGGAAAATGAAGCAACTACATATCTAAAAGAATCACAGGTACAAAAGATGTCACCGCAAGAGTACGAAAAGCGGTCTGACGAAATCATGGAAGCTATCCGTTCTGGTAAGTTTATCTACGATGTATCTGGCTCTGCTAGATAAATGTGTAAAAAAGAGTTGACAAGTAGTTATTTTTAAGTATAACTATAGTCAGGTAAGTGTAACTGAGATAGCTACTTAGTTACATTTACAATCAGCAAACAACAATAACCCTTTCGGATTACCTGATAAACATGGCCTGTTGAATAGTTGGGCGGCCACCTAACTAGAATACACACCCTACGTTATTCAGCCTCTGCTAAGACTTGTAATGTTTGCATCTGTAAAGCTAATAACAGGAGATGGAAATGGCTTTTACTTCCGCTGCTGGATATGGGAACCTGCCTAATGGTAATTTCTCACCAGTAATTTACTCCAAACAGGTGCAACTTGCTTTCCGCAAGGCCGCTGTTTGTGAGGCAATCACCAACTCTGATTACTTTGGTGAAATCGCTTCAATGGGCGATTCAGTTAAAATCATCAAAGAACCAGAGATTACAGTTAAGGCATATGAGCGTGGTACTACAATCACTCCTCAAGACCTTGATGACGAAGACTTCAACCTGACAGTTGACAAAGCTAACTACTTTGCATTTAAGGTTGACGACATTGAAGAGGCACACTCACACGTAAACTTCCAGTCACTGGCAAGCGACCGTGCTGCGTATCGCCTTGCTGACCAGTTTGACCAAGACGTTCTTGGTTACTTGTCAGGTTTCAAACAGTCTGCAATTCACGGCGCACCAGACACAGTTAATACAACTGTAAATGGTTCTGTTGCTGTTTCAACTGCAGGTACAGACGAACTACTGTCTTCAATGAAGCTGGAAGCTGATGACTTTGGCGGTTCAGGTGGTTCATCAATTGGTATTCAGCCACGCTTGCCGGGTGCTTCTTCAGTACCGGGTTCAGGTAATGCTAATCCAACTATGATTATTGCTCGCATGGCTCGTAAGCTAGACCAGCAAAATGTGGACACTCAAGGCCGCTGGCTCGTAATTGACCCAGTATTCATGGAAGTACTGAAGGACGAAGATTCAAAACTTCTGAACTCAGACTTTGGTGGTTCTGGCCTTCAAAACGGTCTGGTAATCAATAACTTGCACGGCTTCCAAGTGTATGTTTCAAACAACTTACCTTCAATTGGAACGGGTTCAGATACCACTGGTGGTACTAACGCATCCAACTACGGTGTGATTGTTGGTGGACATTCATCTGCTGTAGCCACTGCAGAGCAGATTAACAAGACTGAGACATATCGTGACCCTGACAGCTTCGCTGACATTGTTCGTGGTATGCATTTGTACGGTCGCAAGATTCTTCGTCCAGAAGCACTTGTGAACGCTAAGTTTAACTTGGTTTAAGGGGGAATAAGACATGGCTAACATTACTGCACTTCTTCATCCCGCTTCAGGGAACTCACAGCGTGGACGTAACCCGTACTATGTTGATGTGACAATTGACCTGACTACAAATAGCATTGCTCCCGGCGATACTATTCAGGCAATTACCGTACCTGCTAACACACTAATCATGGCAGCAGGTTTTCAAGTTGTAGAATCTGCAACTATGAATACGGCTACAGATGCAACTGCTGCTCTTGGCTTCACTGGTGGTGATGTCGATGAGTTTGCTGCGGCACTGGACATTGATGGTGCGACTGACGGTGCTTACGCTCCACAGGTTTCAATTGATGGATTAGCACCATCTACAACTGCTGATACAATTGATTTTGTATTGGCTGGTAGTGGTGCGTCATTTACAGCAGGTAAGCTACGTGCTTACGCTGTAATGATGGACATCAGTGACCAAGGTGATACGGCTGCTAACGAAGTAGACCGTGACACACTTGCCTAAATAGTTGAGGGGGCAGGGCAACTTGCCCCTTCACTTTCATTAAGGACATAACATGGCATATGATTTTCTTGGCTTAGTAAATGCAGTGAACAGAAGGCTGAATGAGGTAGAACTCAGTTCAGCTAATTTTGCTTCGGCTACAGGCTTTTACTCACAAGCTAAAGATGCAGTTAATGCCTCTATTAGATATTTAAATCAATCAGAATACTTTTGGCCTTTTAATCATAACACACAAGAAACAACTTTAGTAGCTAATACTAGCCGTTATGCATTTCCTGCAGATGCTAAAGTTATTAATTTTAAGTCTTTTCGTATTAAAGAAAATACCTCATTAGGTAACGCCACCACACGACTTACTGAAATTGCATACGAAGATTATTTAGATAGATACGTAGAACAAGAGTACAGTTCATCTCTTGGTCAGGGTGTGCCTACCCAAGTAGCACAGGCACCTGACCTTAAATTTATTATGACACCAGAGCCAAACAAAGCCTATGAACTGGTCTATGAATATTATAACTTTCCAACAGATTTGTCTGCAGCGACAGACGTTCCCACAATACCAGAAAGATTTCAACATATTATTGTAGATGGTGCAATGCACTACGGGT